GGCGCTAAATTTAGCATCTCCTGGAATTGTAGTAAGAGAAGTTGACTTAACAGTTGGGAGAGTCGGCCCAACTTCTAATAAAATTGGTGCAATTGTGGCTCCCTTTGCAAAGGGACCTGTAGATTCGCCAACTTTAGTAGAAACGGAGCAAGATCTGCTAAACAATTTCGGTGAACCATATGCAACTGATAAGCATTATGAGCATTGGTTAAGTGCATCTTCTTATCTTGCTTATGGCGGATCACTGAGAGTAGTGAGAGCAGATGATACAGATTTAAAAAATGGTTTTGCTGGAACCCTTGCTGGTGCAGCAACTAGTATCAAGATTAAAAGTTTAGATCATTATGCTGAATTGGGATACGATGAGAATGCAATTACTGGCGTAACTGTTGCAGCAAGAAATCCTGGTTCTTGGTCTAACGGAATCAGAGTTGCAATGATTGATGGTAAGGCAGATCAAATCATTGGAATTAATACCGGAACAACTACATTTAACAGCGTAACTACTTCTTCATCTGTAGTTGGAGTTACAACAACTATATTAACTGGAGTTACAACAACAAGCATTGCTGTTGGACAATATGTTCAACCATTTAGTGGTGTTATTGGTTCTGGAACAACTGTAACCTCAATAGGGATTGGTACAGTTTATATTGGAACTGCTTCCATTAACTCAACTCAAGTTACCACTACTCTCAGTTTTGGAACTTATATATCAAGTGGAAGCATTCAAGTTGGATTTGGTATTACTCAATCTGCCTTAAATAAAGTTGCGGCCGGAGTAGCAGGAACTTCTCTTCTTGATGGATATTTTAAAGGTATTGTTACCGAAGTTGGTGAAGGCAAAGTTTCAGTAAAACTTTTAAATCATGTATCTGCTGCAGGAACAATCCGTAATGTAGATTATCAACCAAATTCAATCTATGCTTTTGAAATTGGTTCAACTTATGGATCTTTATATTTAACAAATAATAGTTCTATTGGGGTTGCAACAGTTACTGCTACAACTGCATTGGATTGGTTTGATCAACAAACCCTTACCGTCGGTACTGGTTTTGTTGGAACAGCATCAACAGAAATCAAAATTAATTGGAACAATATTGCGGATCGCCCATTCACTTCAGATTATGCTAATGCTAGAGGTTCAAGATTTGATGAAGTCCATGTTGTAATCATCGATGCACTTGGAACAATTACTGGAAATGCGGGAACGATTCTTGAAAAGCATTTAAATCTTTCCAAGGCATCAGATGCACAATTCTCAGTAGGAAGTCCTTCCTATTGGAGAAAATATATTGAAAATGGTTCCGAGTATATTTTTGGTGGTTCTGCGACCTCTTTGGGAATTACTTCAACATCATTTAGTTCCGGATTTACGATAGCAACAGATAATGGTTGGGATCAAGAAGCAGACGGCATAACTTTTGGTGCATGTGGAGCAAAAGATTTAATTTTAACTAGAGGAGTAGATTATAATGGATCTGCAGGTATTACATCAACTGGTGCATTAACTGCAACAGTTGGAAAAATTACCGAAGGTTATGATTTATTTGAAAATTCTGACAACTTTAAAGTAGATTTCCTTTTAATGGGATCTGCAAATTATAACATTTATGATGCACAAGCACTTGCAGAAAAACTGATTTCAGTTGCAGAACTGAGAAAAGATGCAGTTGCATTCATTTCTCCTTATAGAGGTGCTGCTCTTACTGATACTGCAACTGATACGGAGGTAACTGTAAGATCTGATGCAGATATTACTGATAAAGTTCTTCAGTTCTATGCACCGATCACATCTTCAACTTATGCAGTGTTTGATAGTGGTTACAAATACATGTATGATAGATTCTCAGATACTTTCAGATATGTACCATTGAATGGTGATATTGCTGGCACATGTGCTCGCAATGATATTAACAATTTTGCATGGTACTCACCAGCAGGAACTTCGAGAGGAGCAATTCTAAATGCAGTGAAACTTGCTTATAATCCTTCTAAGTCTCAGAGAGATCGTCTTTATTCAAGTAGAATTAATCCAGTCATCTTCTCACCAGGAGCAGGAATTGTTCTATTCGGGGATAAGACAGGATATGGTAAAGCATCCGCATTTGATAGAATTAATGTTCGCCGCCTCTTTATTTACTTGGAGACTGCGATTTCTACTGCTGCTAAAGATCAACTCTTCGAATTCAACGATGAAATTACAAGGACAAACTTTGTAAACATTGTCGAACCTTTCTTGCGTGACGTTCAGGCAAAGAGAGGAATCTATGATTATGTTGTTGTTTGTGATGAAACAAATAACACAGCGGCTGTTATTGATTCTAATGAATTTGTTGCTGACATCTACATCAAACCAGCAAGATCAATTAACTTCATTGGTCTTACTTTTGTTGCCACTAGAACTGGCGTTTCATTTGATGAAGTAATCGGTCAATTCTAATTAAACAAGAGGTAAACAACTATGGCAACTAGAAATCAATTAAATCCACCTCCTTTAAGGAAGATTACCGACTTCAAAAGCAAATTAACTGGTGGTGGTGCTCGTGCTAATCTGTTTGAAGTCGTATTATCATTCCCAGCATCTGCTCCAGCAGATACTAATACTCTTGACAAAATTAGATTCTTAGTTAAAGCAGCTGCTCTTCCAGCATCTACTATTGGTCCTGTCAATGTTCCATTTAGAGGAAGAATTTTAAAAATTGCAGGAGACAGAACTTTTGAAAGTTGGACAGTTACAGTCATCAATGATACGGATTTCTCAATTCGTTCTTCTCTTGAAAAGTGGGTTAACTCAATTAACAGAGTTTCTGACGCGACCGGTGTTACAGATCCTGCTCTGTATCAGGCAGATGCTTTCGTTTATCAATTAGATCGTGATGGTTCTGCACTCAGAGCATATCACATGTATGACATTTTCCCAACAAATATTGCACAGATTGCACTTTCTTATGAGACAACTGATGCAATTGAAGAATTTACTTGCGAATTCCAAGTTCAATGGTGGGAAGCAATTAAAGGTAATGGTGTCAATGCTGGTGGTGAAGACATCAACTAAATAGAACATACGGACTAAACTTATAAGATGGCAAAACTTTTTGGATTTTCAATTGATGATTCTAATGACAAATTAAAATCTAAATCTATTGTCTCCCCCGTCCCGCCCAACAATGAAGACGGGGTAGACAATTTTATTTCAAGCGGATTTTATGGTCAGTATTTAGATATTGAAGGTGTTTATAGAACTGAATTTGATTTAATCAAAAGATATCGTGAAATGGCATTGCATCCAGAGTGTGATAATGCTATTGAAGATGTTGTCAATGAAGCAATTGTAAGCGATCTTTATGATTCCCCTGTTGAAATTGAATTATCCAATCTCAATGCAAGTGATAAATTAAAGGATAAAATTAGAGAAGAATTTAAATATATCAAAGAACTTTTAGACTTTGATAGAAAATCTCATGAGATCTTTCGAAACTGGTATGTGGATGGAAAGTTATATTATCTTAAAGTAATTGATATTAAAAAACCTCAAGATGGCATTCAGGATCTGAGGTATATTGATCCTATGAAGATGAAGTTTGTTCGTCAAGAAAAAAAGACAAAGGACAGAACTCCATTCAATATGAATGCACTACAGGAGACAGATAAAGTATTTTTTCCAGAAATTGAAGAATATTTTTTATACTCTCCAAATCCACAATATGCATCCGGATCATTTTCTAGTGGAGGATCTCAGAAACAAATCAAAATTGCAAAGGATTCGGTCACATATGTTACTTCTGGACTAGTAGATAGAAATAAAGGTACAATTCTTTCATATCTCAATAAAGCAATTAAGGCACTCAATCAATTACGAATGATTGAGGATTCTTTGGTAATCTATAGATTATCTCGCGCACCAGAAAGAAGAATTTTTTATATTGATGTTGGCAATCTTCCTAAGGTAAAGGCAGAGCAATATCTTAAAGAGGTTATGTCTCGTTATAGAAATAAACTAATTTATGATGCAAATACTGGAGAAGTTCGTGATGATCGTAAATTTATGTCTATGATGGAAGATTTTTGGTTACCTCGCCGTGAAGGTGGTAGAGGAACTGAAATTACAACTCTTCCAGGTGGACAAAATTTGGGAGAACTTTCTGATATTGAATATTTTCAAAAGAAACTTTATAGGGCACTGGGTGTTCCAGAATCAAGAATCACTGGAAGTGGAGATGGATTTAATCTCGGAAGATCATCAGAAATTCTTAGGGATGAACTGAAATTCTCTAAATTTGTTGGAAGATTGAGAAAGAGGTTTTCCAATATTTTTAATGATATGTTAAAAACACAATTGGTGTTAAAAAATATTGTCACTCCAGAAGATTGGGATTCAATGAGTGATCATATTCAATATGATTATCTCTATGATAATCAATTTGCAGAATTAAAAGAATCGGAATTGATTAGTGAAAGACTTGGAATTCTTGCAACTATTGAACCTTATATTGGGAAATATTATTCGCAAGAATATGTTCGCAGAAAAGTACTTCGCCAAACTGATTCGGAAATTATTGAGATTGATCAACAGATTAAGACTGAAATTAAGAAAGGTATTATTCCAGATCCATCAGCAGTAGATCCAATTACTGGAGAACCTTTACCACCCCCAGATCAAACTGGAATTGACCCTGCAACGGGTCAACCAATGGATCAAATGCCACAAGATCAAGGTATTGATCAGCAATTAGAGGCACCATTACCGCCTCCGGTGCCTGCACCCAAGGATGTTAAAAAAGCGGAGATATAAATAGTCATTATAATACTATATTAAATTTTCATGGAAGAACTTATAGATTTGATTGCCACAGATTCTGCACCATCTGAAGTTAGTGATAAAATCAAAGATTTATTATTTGCTAAAGCATCTGAAAAAATTGAAGGGGCAAAACCATATGTTGCCTCATCATTATTTGGTGGAGAAAATGGTGAAGAGTACACTGGGGATGAAGAGTAATGGCAACAAAAATTGTTCAAAATGTCAACAGAATCTCTCCAACTGTTTCGGCAGCTGCCACTAGCAATCCAATTGCACTTAGGAGTGGATATCTTAGGGTATCTACAGGATTAACTGCAGTGTATGTAGAAAGTGGTGGTGAACCAGTCGCCACAATCAATTCTTTCTATCTTCCACCATATAGTTCGGAAATTTTAAAAGAAAGAATCGCTAGACAACAAATTGCAGGAATTACTACAGGATCTTCAACTATTGTAACTTTTGGAGAAAATTGTGGCAATCCTTTCATAGTTGGTGATTATGTACAAATTCAAAATGCATTTCCATCAGGAATCAACACTAATTATGCCTTAATCTCCGATAAAACAGATTCCTCAGTTACTATCAATTACAATAGCAACTCAATTATTGGTGTCGCTGCAACTAATGCAACTCTTGCAAGATCTGTAAAGATTAGTTCTCTTGCGGATGGATTTAATACAAACTTAAGTATTACAGAAATAGTTCAATTAGTTTCCGAATAAAAAAATGAAACTCATCACAGAAGAAGTATCACAGGTTAAGTTTATCACCGAAGGTAAAGGTGCTGATAAGAAAATGTTTATTGAGGGAGTCTTCCTTCAAGGTGACATCTGCAATCGTAACGGCAGAATGTATCCAATGCAAACTCTTGCAAAAGAAGTTGCAAGATATAATGAAGCATTTATTTGTAAGGGTCGTGCTCTTGGAGAACTCGGTCACCCTGATGGACCTACCGTTAATCTTGACCGTGTTTCTCATAAAATTGTTTCTCTAGAACAAAAGGGAAGCAATTTTATTGGTAAGGCACAACTCCTAGAGACTCCAATGGGTAAGATTGCAAAATCTCTCATTGGTGAAGGTGTTTGCCTTGGTGTTTCTTCTCGTGGTGTTGGTTCACTTAAGTTGACCAATGAAGGTCATAAAATTGTCGGTGAAGATTTCATGCTTGCAACTGCAGCAGATATCGTTGCCGATCCTTCTGCCCCTGATGCCTTTGTTCAGGGAATTATGGAAGGTAAGGAGTGGGTTTGGGAAGGAGGAATCCTTCGTGAACAACTTGCAAGCAATACACAAAGAAGAATCAACACCTTAGTTGATCAAAAAACATTAGATGAACATAAAGTTCAACTATTCCAAGATTTCTTAGCAAATCTTTAATTTATAAATAAATATAGATTATACACAAGATCTAAAATGTCCGTTGG